GGATACCGGGACAATTGTCTCGGCTTCCGCAATGACAGTGCCAAGGGCGGTGGTGGCGGACAGCCCGGTGACGGCAGCAATTGCTCCGGCATCAACATCGACAGAACCGACGGACGCAGAGGCTTCAAGCCCAGTGACGTCAAATTCAGCCGATCCGGTGACCGTGACAGGCCTGACAGTGGCTGTAGCCGACACGCCCGTAACGGAGACAATGGCGCTGGCCGCTATAGTGACGGAGCCTAGTGCGCTGGTGCCGGAAGCGCCCGTCGGCTGAACGAGGGCTGTTCCCGTTACGGATACGGAGCCAACGTTGCCAGAGGCCGAGACGCCAGTGACCTCAACTGGTATTGCCTCTCCCCAAGGGCCAGAGGACCAAGTGCCACGGCCCCATCCCGTAAGGGTCGTGTTAGCCATGGCTGCCCTCTGGTTTAGGCGATGCGGATGATCGCGTTGGTCGCGTCTGCAGTCGGGAACTGAATGGTAAAGGTGCCCGTGGTGGAAGTCTTATCGGACCCAAAGTCGAGCACGGCCACCGTTGGGTTCGTGTAGGTGTGCGCCGGGGTCGTGTTGTAAATCAGGGCACCGCGAGCCGTGATGGTGGCCGAGGTGAACGACAGGTCCGAAAAGTCCGTGAACGCAGTGGTCCCAGATGTGGTCGGTGAGATGTTTGTCAAGGTTCCGCCACCAGCGGAATAGGTGCCTGAGTTGGCGACTTCGTTGGTGGCCGTATAGGCAGTGGTGGCCGCGGTGAAGCTGGCCGAATTGGTGTAGAGCGCCAACTTGAAGGTATCGCCGCCGGAGGAGCGGAAGTCATGGACACCCTCTAGGAGCTCATCCTTGAAGCTGGTGCACATGTAATTGCCAGTGAAAGCCATCTCAAAGTCTCCTGATCTGTTGAGCCATATCAGCCGACCCGGCCTGCTCTAGTTTCGCTATGACCGACTCGCGGTCTTCTCTTGCGGCCATCCTAGCATAGTGCAGAACGACAGCCAACATTTGCTCGCGGAAGGCCTTGGCCTGCATGGCGATCTCGGGCGGAGCCGTGTCCGATACTCGTATGAGTCGGTCAACGCAGAGTTCAGCAATTTGCTCCGGGCTGTGACCGCCGTTTGACGAGGTCATCACGCTAACAGCACCGGGGGAGGCGGCTCCAACAAACATCAGGCGGAAGCTCCAGACATCTGGCCGTCCCTATAGTCGTCGCGCTTGGATCGCACATCAATGCCAAACAGCTGGGACATCGCCTCTGCGTAGCGGTCCCTGTAGTTCTGCAGCATATCAGCATCGCCCTTGAGGTATGTGTACGCCTCGACCAAAGCGCCATACAGAAGGGCTGCCTCTGCGTTGTCTCCGAGCCAAGACGTGCCCGTGGCAACAATCGACGGCGGGTCATAGTAGTAGTGAAGCTCGACGGTATAGGTCGAGTTCGGGGTCGGCCCTAGAATGAAGTTACCCTCCGTAACCCCAGTCTGATCGCCGTCAAACTGAGCATAGTACTTCGGGAGCCCTTGCGTGGTCGGGCCGGGGTACGCTTCGCGGATGAAGTTGACATCCTTGTCGTACAGATAGCTGTAGTTCCCAGAGCCATCTACGACAGCCAGAGAGAACACCGACAGGAAGTCAGATGGACGGGCAAGGTACTGATTGCCCGTCGTGGTGATAGCCGTGGCGTTCTTGCGGAGCTCAGGAATCTGAACGGATCGATAAATGCGCTCCTCGGCCTGCCGGACAAACATGGGGATGTTGGAGACAAAGGATGCCTCCTGAGTCTCCAAGTACTCCTGCAGCGCCTGAGTGAGCTCCGAGTAGTTCATCTATCAGCCGCCCTTGCTGTAGCTGCCGCCCTTTTTGGCAGCGCCCATGCCGCGGCACATGCCGCCGCCCATCATCTTTCCAACGCCATCAGCGGCGAAAGCGGGGACCTTCTTGCCGCCCTTCTCCACCATCTTGAGCTTGCCGCCCTCGGCCATGCCGTGAGCCTTGCCCTTCATCATGGTGCCGTCGGGCATCTTGTGAACCGGACCGCCCATGGCCATTTTCTTGACCTTGCCTCCAGCCGCCTTGTACACAAGAGTCGGAGGCTGCGAGTGCTTCATGGCGCGGTCAGCCGCAGCATCTGCCTCGTCCTCAAACTCCTTGTCGCTGCGAGTGCGAGGACGCATGCTCGACTTGGGAGCCATCTTGCTATCAGGGCGAGGCTGCGGGCGGGGCATCTTACCTCCACCCCCAGCGACGGCACCCGAAACCCCTTTAGAAACCCCACTCGCGGCACCCCCCATCGGGGCTGGCTTGCTCATCGGCTTCAAGTTGGCACCCGGATTTGCCCCGCCGGACGCGGTAACCTTGATGTTCGAGTTCTTCCGGCGGTTTGCGGCGTCCACGCCCATGACCTTAGACTTCATGTCATTCTCCATCAGTTGTGACCACGGTCACGGTTCCTACAGACGATATCATGTACTGCGCGGGATTCCAAATGGGGTTCCACCCCCACAGCGCATTCGATTCAAGAATGGCGGTGTCGGGGCGTGGATCGTAGAGCGACTGCGGGTCGTTGACCTTCACCTTCCCGAGGAAGTTCTGTGGCTGGTCAGGGTCACGCACGTCACGACCCACACGGAAGCCCGTGCGCTGGCCGCTCTGGTACTCATAGACGAGGTCGCTCAGGGGATACCTGCGACCAGTCCTGTCGCAGAATCCAAACGCCTTGCTGCCCTTCGCATAAGCCATCAGTAGCTCCACGGGCTCATTGGCACGAACGACACCGAACCGCGGTCGCGGTCCTCATCAGCAGCGAGAGCGAACTGCTCTTCGTACTCCTGCTTGAGCGCAGGCATCAGGCCCTGAGACGCAGGCTTCTTGGCTGCGATGTAGTAGGCAAGGCCTGCCACAAGCGCAGGAACGAAGCGTGGTGGCACCATCGTGGTGTCTGCGCCAATACCAGATGCGAGGCCGTCGATGCCCTTCAGGCGGTAGTAGAACAGCGTGTACGGCATGGTCGCGTCAGGCACTGGCCACAGCGTCACCTGCGTGGACGTGGAGAGGCGCTGCACGAAGATTTGAGTCGGCCTGCCAGTGATCAGCTTATTGGTCTGCTGGGCGTAGGTGGACACAGAGATGCGCTCAAGAAACGTGTCGGTCTGGTTTGCTCCGGTCCCGGTGCGAAGCTGATGCTCGATCAGATCGATGGTGCCTGTCGGCATGGTGTAGTGAGCCGTACCGGGCGTCAGAACCTGCGTCCCGGACTCAATGGTGAAGAGGTTGAGGCCGCGATTGGCCCACTCCAACGTCATGATGTTAAGGCTGCGACGTGCGGTCTTCAGGTCGTACCCTGATTTCATCTCGAGGCCCGCCCTCTCGAAGGCTTCCTCAAAGAGCTCCGGCAGATCAGGTACGATGACGGCCATGGTTTAGTCCCTGAATTTCGCGGTCTTCTTCGCGATGCGTTTCGGCTGTGCCACGAACTGGTTTAGTCCCTGAATTTCGCGGTCTTCTTCGCGATGCGTTTCGGCTGTGCCACGAACTGCTTGCCCTTGGCGGTCCCCTCACGCTTGGCTCGGGTGGTGGCAGCATACTCCGAAGGGCTCAGGGCGTCACGGGCCTTTTTGGGCAGGTACCGCTCTCCGGTTTCGCCTGACGGCTTGCCGCTCTTGGTCCCCCAGTCCTCCTTGCCCCACTTTGACAAGGACTTCTGGGCGGCAGTCTTCTCGCCAGAGTAACCGCCGCCCTTCTCTTTGTAGATTTTACCAGCGAGCTGCATTGCGCGAGCTGAGTGCTTGCCACCCATCTTGGCCTTGGCTTGCGCCTTGGACTGCTCCCACAGCTTCTCGTTGGTGCGACCCATGGCTACTTAAACCCCCGGACGCACTTGGATGCGCGGGCGCAGTCGCCCGGATTGCCGCACTGGGCGCAGGGGGGGAACTCAGCCGAAGCCTCCACGGCGGAGGTATCGATCTGGGCCTCGACCTTGGGGGTGGTCTTCTTTGCCATCAGACCATCTTCCCCTTGGTCTTGCCTTTCATGCAGCATCCGTCGATCTTGCCGCCTTTGGCCATGCGGCGGGTCGCTCCAGATGCCCCAACCTTCGGGGCCCCAAGCTTCGCGAGAGCCGACCCAAAGCCAGCTGCAGCCCCGCCGGGAGCGGGACTAGGGCCGCGACCCGATTTGTTTCCCTTGCCGAACATGCTTGGGGTCATGGAAGCCATGCCTCCACCCAGCATCTTCTTCACTCCCTTGGAACTCGGAGCTTCTGCGATCTGCTTGCCCATGTTCATACGTCCCATCATTTCTTCTTCTCCTTCTTGGCTACGCCCTTGATAGAGCCCTTGTTTTCAGCGGCATAGAAGACGCGTTCGCCCTTCTCCCTGCCATACTGCTTGGCCATCGCGGCCTTGATCTTCTTGCCTTTGGCGTTCAGTGGCATGGCGCGCTCACTTCTTCCCAAGCGCCTTGGAACGGTCCATCCACTTGCGCTCATACCTGTCAAACGACTTCACTGTGGTATTGCTCTTCGCCTCTTTTGGCCCAAGAGTTTTTTTGATTGAGCGGGACGCATCTGCGTTGCTGGCGGCACTCAGGTTTTCAAAAAGCGGGGTATCGAACTTTGAGACGCTCGAAAGGGCATGCTTCTGGATGTTTGCTGAGCGCTCTTTGTCGCTATTCCCCCGCACATACTGCTGCGCCCCAGCGGCGGTTGTGTACGTCTTCTTAGGCTTTGACGGAGCCTTGTTGATGGTGGTCGCGGTGCGGCCAGTCTTGCCCTTCATGGGTGCCTCCTCAGCAGTTCCAAGCGCGCAGCGAGAGCGCCTTGCGTGTTGGTTTACCTTTTTCGTCCTTCATTGGACCGGGCATACCGCCCATTCGGGCGCAGAACGACTTGCGCCGCGCTGCATCCTTCTTTGTTTTTGGATTCGGTGCCGGAGGCTTGAGGTTCATGCCCTGAGCCTTGGCTGACGCCCTGCCCTTGGCATTGAGGCCCCCTTTTGGGTCCTTACCCTCCTTGCGGGTCCATGCTGGTGACTTGGCCATTAGGTGGCATCCCTCACAAGAACGATCTGAAAGTACGACGAAACGTCGTTGTTGTTGCCCGAACCCTCGGCAGTAGCTGTGATGCACTCGCCCGCCATGATCTTGACGGGGTATGCAAAATCGTAGCCCGAGGTGCCGTAGTGCAGGGTGGTGATCGCGGCAGTGCGGACAATGTTGTCCTGAGCGCGAAGCTTGAGGCGGGCCGTGATGTACTGGTTGGCGGTTGTCGTTCCGCTGGTGATGCTGCCGAACACAAGGTATCCGGTGTATCCAGTCGGGCAGGTCCAGTGACCAACAAGAGACACGTTGTCCCCGATGCCAATCGCGCTGTACGGCACTGCAGGGACGCCCGCGGTGACCGTCCCCGTGCCCGCGTAGATGATGCCCGCATTCACGCCGCCAGAGCCCACAGACGCCACGCTCATGGTCTCGATGGCGTCGTACTCGTGGACAGTGTTGACCGCTGTCTGGCCGTTCAGAGTGACCGTCTCGGAGACGTAGCCGCCAGCGCCGTTGATGCCGAGGATGTAGACTGTGCGGGCCCCGGTTCCGGCAGACGTATCATCAGCGCTTGAGGAGCTGATCTTCATGATCGTGGGCGCAGCTGGATGAACCAAAAGTCCGAGGGCTGGCCAGATCGTCACCTCGGTGGTGTCCACGTCCGGGTTGTGCCCGAAGACATGCACGACGCTGTGCCCAGCAATCTGGCCTCGGCCAACCTGAAGTTCGAATGGCTCGGTGAGCCCGAACCGAGAGATGGATGAGAGCTCCCGAGCCATTCTATTCTCCTTACGACCAGAAGATCGTCATTGCGGTGAGGTTTGTGGCGGTTGCCACATATGGGTCCGCGTCGAACAGAACCCCCGTCCCCGGAATGAAGATATCATATGTGCCTGCGGCAGCGAAGTCCAAGTCGATCTTGGTCGCCCCGCCGTCACCGGATGTCATCGTGATCCGGCCTGCGCCGGAGAAGGTCGCCACAACCTGACGGATGCGAGCGCGGCCAATTGCAGCCGCACCTGTGCCCGTCAGGCGTTTAGAGCTTACGTCATATTCGTCGGCCATGCGGGCCTCCTATTAGCTGAGGGCTGCGCCGACAGCAGTGACCCAAGCAGAGCCAGTCGAGATCACGAGGCAGTACTCGTTGTTGCCAGCGCCGTTGTCGTTGATGAGGCGAACCTGACCAGCGTTTCCAGCGGCAGCTGCAGGCAGAGATGCGGTCGCGATGGCGGTGAGCTTAACGAAGCTGGTGACGGTCACGTCGCCCGATACGTTGCCAGTGACGTTGCCAGTGACGTTGCCAGTGACGGCACCAGTGACAGCGCCAACAAAGCCGTTGGTCGAGGTCACGGGACCGGAGAAGGTGGTAGAAGCCATGATAGTACCCCTTGCACAAGGATTCGCCGCGCAGTCTGTGCATCGTCAGGTTGGGCGTCCTGTCTGCGTGGCTGATGTTACCCTGATGGAATTGTACATCATGGGGCAAAAAGTTCCAATGAACTTTTGTTGGGAAGTCTGCTGGCGGCGTCGTGTCAATAAGGGTCGATAAATCAGAACCCATCGCGCTTATACACCCTATGAGCATTTCGCAAAAAAAAGGGGGGCAGCCAAAGCCACCCCCCTTCATCACGGTGTCCGTTTGCTTACGCGCCGGGGCAGCCGTACATGCCCAGCGGGTCCGACACGCCGAACGAGTAGCGCTCGCGGGCCTTGTAGCGGACGTTGCCAGTGTCGAAGTCGCCGTCCATCGAGGTGGACATCGCGGTACGCACGAAGTGCTTCATGCCGTTCGGGATGTCCGTGGTGATGTACCAAGCGTCCGCGTCGGTCAGGTAGTGGTTGACGCGGTAGCCCTGCGGGATTGAACCATTCGACTTGAGTGCGTTGAGGTCGTTATCGGCGGTGCCGACACGCAGCTCAGTCTCCAGCAGGCGAGTAGCCACGAACATCAGCGACGGCGGAACAATCAGCTTGCGCGGGCGAGCGGCGATCAGCAGGCCACGTTCGTCCTTGAACGCAGCAATGTCGATCACAGCCTGCTCGAGAGCGGTCTCGTTTAGGTCAACGTCAACCGACGGGCGGTTGGAGTTGGTGCCGCCAGCAACCGTCGGGTGCGCGGTGTTGAACAGGGTCACGCCGTCACCCGAGGTGAAGGTGGTGAAGCCCGTGTTCAGCAGCGAAGCAGCCTTCACTTGCTTGGTGTACGCCATGGCGCGAGCCAGCGCCTTGGTGTAGCGAGCCGACAGGGAGTCATAGAGGTTGTCCTCCATGGCTTCCTCGGTGATGGAGAAGCCCATCGCCACGGTCTCGTGGTTGTAACGAGCAGTGAACGATTCCTGCGCGTTGTCGTAGGTGATCGCGGAGCCTTCCGGCTTGACGGGGGCAGCCCCGAAGCCCGACAGCTTCACTTCTTCTTCGAACGAACGCTCCGAGGTTTCAGTCTCGTAAATCTCAGCGTGTTCGTTCTCGTACTTGCCGTACTCCAGACCGAAGAGGGCGTTCAGCCCCGGCAGGAGTTCTTTAAGGGCCTGTGCGCGTGAAATAGCCATGTGTCAGCCCTCCTTAGACGCCAACAGCAGCGGTCAGCTGCGTGTAGTTGAGTTTGACGACCAGCAGCGGGTAAGTGGTGCCAGCTTCGTCGCCGCGGGGGCCACCGACGTAGTCGATGATTCGCAGCGGAAGATTGGCGTCCGTGCCGATGGTGGACGCGTCGAGTGCGACACGCGAGGCCTTGAACGTGGTGTTCACCGCACCCTGCACAATCGCGGCGTTCTTGCCGTAGATGTCCAGCGAGTTGGTGATAGCCTCGTCAGCCTGCACGACGTACAGCGCCTGCGGATCGTCAACGACGAACGCCAGAGCGTCCGATGCAACGGTCCCGGTCGGCCACATGTTCGAGAACGTGATCTGGCCAGTCGAGGGGTCGGTGTACGAGCAGCCGACGAACACGCCGAGCATCGCGATATCGGTCGAGGTGTCGCCCGTTCCGGTCTGCTTGGTGATCGTGGTCGAGGTGCCATTGTCAACGAGGTTGACGATGTCTCCGGCGGCGATGTTGACGGCGAGGCCCGAGGCGATGGGGTACTGGCGGAAAACCTCCAGCGAGCCATTGTCGAGACGGCCAGTCACACGCAGACCGAAGGGTGCATTAACGGAACCCATTGGTTCTCTCCTTCAGTGATCGGAGGGTTATCCCCTGCCGAATGTGGTTTTTGTTGAACGCTCGGGCCGAAGCACGGGCATTCGGGGATCGCTCTCACGGAGGTAGCTGTTATCGACGGCATCCATCTGGGCCTTAGCCTGATCTAGCTGCCCGTCGGTACGCTCCTCTGCGAGCTCTACGGGGATACTGCACAGGAGAAGCCCGCCGACCTCTAGGTTCTCAGGGAACCGGGAGTTGTGGTCAGACATGATGTGCAGCTCGGGGAAGTCCTTTGCCAAGCAAGGGGTGTAGCCCTCGCGGAAGCGGCTAGAGACGTTCTTGTTGTCCTCGTTGCCCAGTGTGGAGGTGCGAACCCAACGGAATTTAAGGCCGTCACGGGGCTCGGGGGTCGGGAGGAGAGATTGGCGTTGCCATCCTTTGCGACGTTCTCCGCCTTCACGAGTTGTGAGCGCTCTGGGGGTACGTTCAGACATTGGATGCATCCTTCAAGAGTTGCGCCGCGTATTGTTGAGGGCTCAGCCCAAGTCGCTTGGCGAGTGCGACCTGAGTGGAGGTGAGTGCCACCTTGCGTGGTGTTTGACCGGATGTACGTCCGGCTGAGGCCACCACGTTGCCAGCCTGCCGCCGCTGTGGCTTCACCCCTTCTGAGGCGTCGGCAAACCGTTCTGGGAAGGCGCGGCGAACCGCACCGTCAATCTGAGAATAATACTGATCCGTGTCTGGCGCAACTCCCGAGCGAACAAGCTTCTCGTGGACGCCCATGGCGAGGGCAGTGATGTCCTCATCGCCACTCCGCATGAACCAAGGATTCTTCTGCGCCCAGTCCTGAGCTTTGCCGCTGGGCGGCTGGACGGTCGGCCTCTGCGGCTGCGGAGCCGGGGGCTGTGGCTGCTGTCTGGGGGCCGGACGGTATGAGTTGATCCGGTATTCCTCGTTCTTCAGCTCCGTCAGCTTGGCCTGTGCATCAGCCATGGCGTCGGCATCGCCGTGCTCGTAGGCGACCTTGAACTCGGCCTTGGTCCGCTCAAGTTGCATGGAGAGGCGCTGCTTGGCCTGATTGACGAGGACGCCCTCGCCCTCCTGCAGCATGCGCTGAAGGCGAAGCTTCTCCTCGTACTCGCGCTGAGCGAAGGCGACCGCCTCCTCACGGAGCCGTGAAGCCTCCTCTTTGGCACGGCGTTCCTCGTGGAACTCGTACTTCAGCTTCTTGATGCGCTTTTGCACGGACTCGGAGTACGAGGCGATCTCGTCATCCTCAGGCACATCTGGCTCGGCACCATCAGGACGTCGCGCTTTGTCGCGATCAGGCTCCGGCGTGTCATCGATGATCTCGACCTCGAAGTCGTCATCATCTTCCATCTGTTCTGCTTGAGTATTCATGCGCGGCTATACCCCCGTGGGTCTTCGACGACAGCCTCTACGGTGTCATCATTGATGAGACGGAACTCCTTGCCCATCACCTTGAAGCGGGTGCCTGAGTAGGAACGGAAAATGACGAAGTCGCCCTCTTTGCACCAAGGGCCAGTGGGGAATCTGTTGGCGTCGGCATAGGCCTCGCTGCCAACCTTCAGGACATAGCCAATCAGGGACGCAGTCTCCTCTGCGTTCCGGCGCTCATCGGGGATAAAGACCCCGCCTTCGGTCTTCTGGCTTACCTCCGGGATCGCAATCAGAATGCGATAGCCCTTTGGCTCTGGGAGCTTGGCGCGAACATCGTCGCCAGCTATGGTCTTGTCGGTGTACATTTCTTCTCCAGCAGTGGTTTTAAGGCCCACCGTAGCCTGCTGCTCAGCCCGACAACGACACGCTAGATCATTTCACATCACGTTTCAAGGAACCTCTTCTCGACGTCCTTGATATCGTCCTCCACCTTCTGAAGGGCGGAGTACTCACCGACGGCGCGGCAATAGTCCTCGTATGACTTCGCACCGCCACCCGCGAGAAAAAGTTCAATTGAACGTTTCTGCTCTCCGGTGCGGTGCAGGAGGATTTCGACGAAGTCTCCGTTCATGACTGACCTCCGCCGGGATTGGTGGTGAGCTGCTTGGCGATATCGATGCCAAGGCGGATGCCCTCGTTCTTGTCGTTACGCTTGGCGTCCTCGATCTGAGATGCAACGCGGACACCGATACGGGCACCCTCGCGTCGATCCTCGGAGCGAATGCGCTCACGCTGAACGTCGATGTTCCCCTCCATCCGCGCAGCATCGAGTTCAAGCTTTGCTCGCTCGATCTCAAGCTTGCCCATGACCTCGGCCTCTTTGATCTCCAGCTCTTTCTGCTGCATCTGGGTGAGCGGGTCCTGAGCCTGCTTCTCGGCCTCTGCCTGCTGCGCCTCTGCCTGATTCTGCTGCATGAGCTTTTGAGCCGCCATCGCGACAAGGCGGGACAGCTCGACCTCGACGTCCTCTGGGAGCGGTGCATCCTCAGGCGGCAACTCGACACCGAGACGCTTCTCGATCTCCTTGCGGTACTGCATCGCAACATGCTCTGTGATGTGAGCCGCCATGGCCGACTGGATCGCAGAGGCAAACGGCGACTGACCGACCATCTGCTGAATCTTTGGGTCCTGCATTGCAGCCATGTGGGTCTGGATGTGGGCGTCATGGTCTTGGTACAGGAATGCCTTTACGGGCTCCTGCTTCAGCATGGCCATGTTCTCGCTCACGGGGTCCTTCGGCTTGATGTCACCCGGAAGCTTGATGATGTCGGCTGCGTCTTGGATGCCAAGCACCTCCAGCATGTTCCGGTGCAGCTTGCCCATATCGTAGAGCTGTGGTGCCTGCTGAGACATCTGCAGTGCGGCTTGGTACTGCATGACACGCTGGGCCATGGTGGCCGCGTTGGGGTCAGAAACCGGGATGACATCGACGCGGTCGTCGAAGTCCTTCAGGCGGTTGAAGTCGCCATCCGGATCGTACTCGTACTTCTCATCCATGAAGTCCTTGACGATGCCAGCGATGAGGCGGAGCTCCTTGTGCATCGACGCGTGGACGCGAGCTTGAACGCCGGACATGACCTTCATGTTGCGCTCGAGGAGTGCAAGGGTCGTGCCGACTGGTGCCTGAGCGTTCATGTCGCTGATCTTCACATCCGCAACAGAACCGATGCGACGGCCCTCTTCGACGAGGTTTGCCAGAAGCTGGTACAGGACGCTCGATGGCTCCTTGTACGGCAGGAACGTGATGGAATCACGGATTGATCCGCTCGGCACATCGACATCACGGAACTCGCCCGGACGAAGCGGTGTGTTGTCACCCTTGATGCGGAGGCCGCGGGCCTTGAGACCTGCGGGCAGGTTGGCAAGGGTGCCAGCGTCAATGAGCTGACGCAGGATCGAGGTGGCTGACTTGGTGAGACCACCGATCAGGTGGATCAGGCCGATGCCATAGAACCCCATACCGGG